TCATGTTAGACGTTAGTAAGTTCAAGATATTACTAGGAGCCTTGTCGACCTCTACTGCGTCGTTGTATATTACCGTCTGTGTTAAATATAAGTCAGATGGAAGTGGGAATTGTGACACCACATACGTAAGAGCTAACGGTTCTGGTCTGAATAAATCTAGTACCTCCTCTGCCTTTCTAACTATGTTTGAGTATCCGACACCATTCAAGCGAGCGTTCTGCTTGTTCATGGCATTAGAGTACGTGTATATGTAGTCCTCGAATATCTCCATCTGAGCTTGTTTAGCAAACAGATTAAACTCGAACGGAGTTATGTAACCTCTATTGTCTTTGCTGATGATGGATAGTACTGTATTTCTAACGCTGTCGATCATTGATTATAATTTATACAAAGATAGTATTTTATATCTAACTAAATGTAGCAAGACACATGATAGAGATGTAAATGCTTCAAAAAATATTAAAAACTTCGGGCTTAGGAACAAGCCTTTAAATGTTAACGTGAGGCATTTAGCTTGTGCGTAGTTTAAGAAACCAACACTCTTTTAGGTTGTTGATAGTTCACACAAAGATAATGAAAAAAAAGGCACTACCGAAGCAGTGCCTTGAATTTAAGATACGTAATTTAACTATTATGCAATAGCGATAGACGTAATTAATTGTTGCGTTGCTCCAACTAATGGTAAATCAACAACAATAATAGCTGGACATGGTACAGCTTTAAAATCTTTATCTTGTGCTAAAGCATTAATTACAGCAGCATGAGATGCATAAGTTGCATCAGCAGTTGTAAATGTAATTGTAATTACATCAGCTGTAGCTACACCTCCTACAGCAGTAAGTACTACCGTTGCGTTTGATGGTGTTGTTACAAAATAATTTGCATCTGTAGGGATGTAATCCTTTACTAATGATGTTGCAGCACCAATTGTGAACTCTAAAAATCTTGCCATTTTAAAATGTTTAATAGTTAATAACTAGCACAAAGATACTAATTATTCTGCAAACATGTTCTCAAGAACCTTGAAGAAGTCTAACCCCTCGTCAGAGTGCAACCACGACGACAACGCATCAACTGGCTTCATTCCAAAAGGAACCGTAAGAATCTTCTTCTTATTGTCAGCTAGGTTATAGAAAATATCCTTGTCTCCTCTGATTGTAACTACCTTCTCTTGTATTGCTCTAGATGCTAAGTTATTAAGCTCCATGTCTGGATCTCCAATAGCATCTAAGAAATCTGATGGGTTGTTCTCTGCGTAGCGCATTAGGTCATACTTAACCTCAGCAGTTGACATCTTGTCAACGTTTCCACGTAAGAACGTTCTTGCTAAACCTAGCATAGTGTTCAAGTCCAACTGCTTTGCAGCAATGATAGCGTCTGTACGAAGGTCTAACTCCTCCATTCGCACTTGAGCCTCAACCTCTGGGTCGTACTCAAAGAAAACTCCACCACCATTAGCCTCATTGCCAGGATGAATAGCTAAAAAATCTTGTTTTGACTTGTCAGTCTTTGGTACGTTTAATATACCCTCTAAAAAAATTATTGGTTCAACGATAGCTGTATCGTCTTGCTCGTCTAAAAACGGTGATGCATGGTTACGTGAGTAACGCATAGATCTATTTCTACCAGTCTCTGGGTCGTTATATAGCAACCTGCTACGTCTTCCATCCTTAGATGCAATATACATGCTCAGTGGAGCCATGTCGTTTGACAGTACATAGGTACGGTCTTTTAGTTCAATTTGTTTTTTCATTATTATTAGATTAGAATTAAAAAAAAAAACAGAGAGGAATATTTCTACTCCTCTCTGGTATTAAGTGTTATGCATTAAACATGAAGAAGTTTTGTGCACCAAGAGTACAAAGTGCTCTTTCAGATAAGTAGTCAATGAACATAGCATCAAAAGAGTTATTAGAAGCTCCACCTGCTGAACCAGTCACCCAAGTCTTCAACTTTCTATTTTCTTTGTTAGCCATTCTGTAACGAACGTGTAAGAACGGACGAGTAGCATTTTGACCAAGAACTTGATCGTATACTGTAGTTGTTCCAGCTGGAACTAAAACTCCGTTAACTGAACCACCTACTAATCCACCACGCAATGTAGCGTCATTCAAGTACTTCCAGTCAGACTTATAGAAGTCATAAGATCCACGACGGAATCCAGTGAATCCTAAGTTCAAAGCCATGTCCTTATCGTTATCAAACATACCGTAAGATGTTCCAGTAGCTGTAGATTGAGCACCTAACATGTCATCAACATCTAAAGAGAATGCACGATTAACAAATAATGTGTTCTCAGCGATAGAACCTTGACCGTCAAGACGCTCAACAATTGTATCAAAGTCACCTAGTGTAGTTGGATTACCTCCAGCCCATACGTTTCCTCTTTCCTCAATTGCAGCAAATAAACCTTGAGAACCTGCTGTTGGAGTTGTACTTGCGATATTGTATCCAGTAGTTAAAGCTGCTAATGCACCAGAAGCAGTTTCAGCTTCAATATGCTCAACAGACATCATCTCTAACTGATCATCAAAACGTAGACGTGTTTCAGCTTCAGCTTTAATGTACCATAAGAATCCGTTAGCACCATTCTCAGATGTAGCTTCAATCCAACCAATTTGAGACATATCAGATCCTGAAATCTCATAACGGTCCTTAATAATAACTGGTTTAACATCAAAGATTTTAGGCTCTGGTGTTAATGATCCAACCATTCCATTAGTACCTTTTGCAAATTCAGAACCGTATACGAATGCAGTTACTAATTCAGTAGTAATAACAAATGGAGAACCAGTTGATGCATAAAATGCTACTGTAAAATCAGCACCACTACTAGCAACAGCTGTAACTAAACCTTTTGCAGAAGCAGAAGTTGATTCTGAAGATAAAAATACAACTTGATTTACTCTAAAGTTACATACATCTGTACCACCCATAAGGAATGTAGCTGTATTAGACGCAGCAGCATCATCAGGAATACATCCCGTATACTTAGTATGCAAACGTCCTTGTTCTGCCCACTTGATTAAGTCAGATGCAAAAGGAATCTCTGCTGTACCTACGTTACGTAAGAATCCAGTGATTGTACGGTTTCCGTATCCTTCGAACTCGTTCTTGTCAGTTTCTGGAAGATACTGATTCAAGTAGTCGAAGTCTGTAATATAATTCGTTTGAAGTGCTTGTTGCACTGAACTAGGAGTTAACTCTACTCCTGGAGATAAATTGATTGATCCTGCCATGTTTTCTAATTTTTAGCGTTTTTTTATTTTAAACTGGTTACTATTATTACCATCGTTAACTACCTTAAGCTGTAACCCAGAAGACTTAGATGAAGGAACTGACGCTCCTCTAACCATGTCGATGTTCTTTCCGTCCTTCTCAAAGTTTGTCACTGAATCGGACTTCCCTTTGTCGTAGAAGAAGTTTGCAAACTTCTCTGGATCACCAGCTACAGTCATAGCTCTTTGGAACTTCTCCACGTCCTTAACATATCCGTTGTCGTCTAGGAATGAACCTATAAGATCTGTCAATGCAGTCTGTGCTTTAGCAGCGTTCATATCTGTTGGCTTGTATACTACCTTATCATCTCCCACTTTAAATCCGAAACCTTCGAAACTATCGGTAAACAACTCATTAGTTTTTTCAACAAAATAATTCGACTTCTTAAGTTGTTCCTCTTGCTCTGTTGCAACTCTGGTCTTATTTGCTTTATAGGACTCGTAATCATTTCTATCAGCCTCTGGTACTAGCGGTTCTCTTGACTCAAGAGATGTGCTGTATTGCTCCTTCTGCTCATTGAAGTGCTTCTTCGCCTTCTTTAGCTCTTGTTTTAGTGCTATCTTCTTTTCTTCAATCTCGTCTTCAGAGTCTAAGTCTTCGTCGTACCTGAACTTTCTCATTCGATACTCTACGTCCTCTTCGTCGTCTCCGTTTTCTTTATAGAAGTCAGATAACAGTTTTGTTGGGTCTACCTTATCTAGGTCTCTATGTAAATTCACAAAGTCTTCGATACCTCTACCCGTCTCTTTTTTATACTTATTGAATGCAGCCACGTCTTCAGACAACTCTTCAGAGGATACTCTCTCCTTGAATAAGTCATCGATAGTGTCTACCTCCTTATTGTATTTTGTTCTAATATGTGAAAGAACTGCGTCGTCATCTAACTCAACGACTGGAGCTTCTTCAATTTTTTCTTCTACTACTTCATCGGCAACTACTTCATCAGCAACCACCTCTTCAATAACCTCTTGTTCTATTTCAGCGATAGACTTTTCTTCGTAGCCTACCTTCTTGAATGTTAATCCTTCCATTTATATTTGATTTAATTGTTACAAAATTAACTAAAAAAGTAATACCACCGTTTCACCACTTTACGACATGACTCCAATATCTAGCCGATAATTTACTTGGACTTGGGTCTTGCGCATTATGTCTTGCGTAATAACTTTTCTTTCTATCCTTTTCTTTTTCTGTTTTTGGATTTTTACCAGCTCCCTTTACACCCTGCTGACCAAAACGAATAGTTTTTATAGTGTCTCCAACCTTAGCCACAACAACGTGTGACTTCTTAGGATGACTAGGCGTCTTCTTGGGTTGATTAAATCCAGTCACACCTATTTTAGCAAGTCTAGGGTCTTTCATTTTTATCTTGGTTCAAATGATGACAAGTCAAAGTCTGATAGGTTGTCCTCGTTACTCTCAAAGTTCACTGGAGGAAGGTTGTTCTTGCGCTGGTCAATTAGCTTTGACTGAGCCGTAGCTTGTATGTCAACTCTCTTGTCCTTCGCCTCTTCCTTCTTGTCTTCTCTCCTTGTTAGGTTCTCAGTCTCGATACCCTTAAGTTGCATGTTGTAGTCGAACTCTAACTGCATTAACTCCTTCTTGCTAGCAACCTCTGCTGCAAGTGTCTGGATTGCAAAGTTCATCTCAGCCTCTCTAATAGCGATCTTAGACTGTGCCTCAATCTGTGCTGTCTGTTGCTTCTGCTCTGCGGCTGCTTGTTGCGACTGCATGTTGGTCTGCATCTGAATCTGTGACTGCATGTCTTGTCTGTCCTCTAGAGCCTTCTGCTTCTTCTTTCTCTTAATCTTAAGGATCTCGTTAGCCATCTTCAGATTCTTAACCATCCTGATGTCTATTGCGTCCTCTAAGTCGATCTGTTGTTGTTGAAGTGACATCTGAATGTTAGCCTCAAGCTGTGCTCTCTCTTCAGCGTCTGGCTCAAGTTCAATGAAGATACCGAACGAGTGTAGGTACAAGTTCTTGATATCCTCAAGTATCGTAATGTTATACTTACCGATCTGCATAGCGAACTCATCTCTGAAGTCTGAGTACTCTAATATATCAGCAATTCTAAGTGATATGCAAGTAGCTAGTCTCTTAGTTATAGATAGTCCACTATCTAGAATATGTTTTGTTGCGATGTTACTATTTAATGCAGCCAGCTTCTGAAGTCCAACCAGTGCGTCTGGATTTGGAGTCGATGCGTCCCTAGCCTCGTTGAGTCCAGTCACGTCACGTATCATGTTTAGCTGGTAGTTGTAAGCACCTATAAGTGCCTGCATCTTGTTCTGACCACTTGAGCTGTTGAGCTGTTGGATTGGAACACGTGCCTGATTAAACTCACCGTCTCCAGTGTAGCTACGTCCTACAACCGAACCAGTCTGAAAGAATAGGTTAAGTGCGTCTTGTGGCGTGTACGCTGCTCCAGTTCCTAGGTCAACCTCACTTACGCCGTCGGCATCAATAAATACACCGTCTGGAACAACTCTCGAAAGAACTTGCTGTAGCTTTAAGTGTGTCAACTGAATCTGATCAGCGAACGGAATCATTCTCTTTACGATAGACTCGATCCTACCCTTGTACATCCTAGGTGCTGAAATAACATAGTTACACACAGCCTTCTGACTAGCAGCCTCTGGACGAACCATGTTCTTAGATAGGTTCCACTGAACAAGCATATTAGACCCAAGAACAAGGACACCCTCGTACCATACATCCTTAGTAGCCTCAACCTTTTCAAATCTCTCCTCTGTATCAGTTGGAGGGTTGAACGAGTCGTCCCTCTTGATTACTCTCTCTCCACCGTTGTCTAGGAACTTCTTCTTCCATACAAACTTCTTGTCTGTCTTGTAGTTGAAGTATAGGACGGAGATCATCTCCGAGTTGAACGGGTCGTCTTGTAGTTGACCGATAATAGTGTAGTCGTTATACCAAGCGTTACCCCACTTCTTTATCTCTTGTAGGTCCTCGTCAGTGATGCTTGGGTTAATCTTTCTTAACTCTGTGTAGTGTATCTGTTTAACCTCTCCTACATAATAGATGTCAGAGAAGTCATTCTTTTCAGTGTAGCTATAAACCAACTGAGCTGGATCAACATAGTCAAGCTGAACGCCAGCTCCTGGTAAGAACGAGTGCTTTGCAGCACCGATACCTATAGTTGTAATGTCGTAATTTATTCTTGGTTTTATTGAGTCTTCATACTCGTTGACTTCAAACAAAGTGTTGATAGCAACTTCTTCAGCAATTTCAACACTAGGTTTGAACTTCAACTGCATGTAAATCGATAGTTCCTCGTTGTCAGCTGGAAGCTCTTCCTCTGGAACGTTGAATGCATCAACGCCAAACTGTTCTTTAGATTGCTTAAGGAAGTCCTTAGCAACCATGTCTTTTTCTACAGTCTCTTGGAATAGGTTCTTCTTCTCTGCTGACGATATGTCTTGTGACTCTGCCTTGATAGCGTACATCCTATCCTGCATCCCGTTGACAACAATGTCTACGAACTTAGGCACGATAGGCACGATAGCCCAGTCAAGGTTTAGGTATGATAGGTCTCCATCTACTGCCATGCCAGCCTTATACTTCTGGATTGACTGCTCGCCTCTAGCGTAAAGTCTTAGCTGATGGAAGTCATTAGCTTGGTCGTAGTATCTGCAAGAATTACCAGTTGTTTTTTTAAACCACTCACCCTCAATAGCACGAGCAACTGCCATCCCATACTCTATTGATGACTTCTCTGTATCTGATGCCATCTGGTTAGGAAATGGTACGTTCTTTACACTTATTGTTGGTTTAATCATTGCCGCTTGAATTGACTTTTTGATGAGCTGTTATCATACCTTGCAAAATTAAGCAAAATTTTCGTATTTTCAGTTTGTTGTTTAACGATGTACTCACGTGTAGCCATTATGGCTAAACCAGAGCTAATGGATGCATCATGTTTGGTACGATTATTTATATCGAACCTAGCCCAATCCTCTAACGTCTTAGTGAAGTACATGTTACCCATCTCGTCAGGATCTCTGTACGTACCCTCTAAGTCATACCCAACGTTCTCCTCTGTGTACGACCCGATAGCTGAGGCGTGTGCCTGCTTTACATCCTCAGAAGAGTTAGGAATTCCACCTAGCTCTAGCTCGGTCTTTGATAACTTAGACACGTGCTTGTCTGGTCTGTTGAGCGAGAACGCTCTGTATCCTCTGTTCTTGAAGTGGTACAGTAGCCTAGTCTTGTTGTTCTCTATAAGTATTGGCATTCCGTAGAATATACAAGCCATGAGCACGTCTTCAAAGAATATCTCTGCGGTCTGTGTCCTTGTGACGTACTCTAAGAAAAACTGTCCAGTAGGAGCCTCTGCCTCTAGGTGAAACTTTGTCTTACCATGAAGCGCTCCGTTAGATCCGCCTCCACCTACAACTCCTGAGATGTCATAAGGGTCACACCCGAACGCTCCTAGGTGTTTATTTCCAGGCTGTCTGTTACCATGTCTATCCTTTACAACCTTATTTCTAAGTGTTGTTGGTGGTATCCACGATACCAAGAATCGTCCGTTATTCTCTGGTGTCCATATGACCTCTGAGTCTTCAACTCCGTTCTTCCAACTAAAGCCACCTCTTGTTAGTACCCTATCCTTGATTAGAGACTCGTTATGGTCTATCTGCTGGTATATCTTTGTCAAGTTGAATAAAGACTGCTTAGACTCGTCCCTGAACGCATGAGACGTTGTCCTAGGAAACTGTCTGTAGAACTCATTCAATGCGTCTGGGTCGTTCTTAAGTGCTGACACCTCGTTCTCCCAGTAAGTAATAACACCAATCTCTATCATCTCACCGTCGATACCAAGAACTGGCTTCTTTGGGTCCTCAAATACTGGGAACCCGAACTCGTCGATGTAGCCCTCGAAGTTCCACTCCATAGGAATGAATAGGCTATATAAACCACTCTTAGTCTGACCATTCTTGGAGCGCATATTAACGTTAGAGTCGTTGAACATCTTCTTGTAGTTCTCACCACCCTTTGATAGTGCGTTAGATGTTGACCCCATCATGCACTTACCAATGATCTTGCTACCTAGACGAAGACACGTCTTCCTTACTCGCCATCCGTTCAGTATGTTGTTAGGCTTCTCGACCTTACCAGCCTCATCCTCAATTAGTCTTAGCAGCTTCTCACCATCGTAAGAGTTGTCAGCAGTGTTCTTCCAGTCAATGATCGTATCCAACCCCTCCATGGACTCGGTGTTCTCCTCGTTCATGTTCTTCTTGGTTATCTTAGACGCTGGAAGTCTGAACGATATCTCAGTCTTTGGTGCGTCCATACCATCTCGAAGTGGCTTGAAGAAGAACGGGTAGTTGTTAACGATTGGTACAATCTTGTCGGTAAACATTGTCTTGGCATCAGATCCAGACTTGGACTGTATACCTAGCTTTGAGTTCCTTGATAGTGTTGCCGTATCTGATATCTCTGCGGATGACATGAACGAGAAACCAGAACGTCTGTTCTTTAGGTAGCACTGACCAAACGACCTACTGTCAGCTACACATGCAGCCCAGTGTATGTAGAATATCCTATTAGCCTCCCGAAAGTCTGGAAGCCCAATGTCAATCTTAGACCACTGCAAGTACATGTAGTGATTGCCAGTTATGTATGTTGGCTTGCCGTTGTTTAAAAACCAGTACCCCTTGTCTCTCCTATCGAACTCCTCCTCGATGTAGTCAACGTATTTAGACTTGAACTCGTTGTCGAACCTATTCCAGTCGAAGAACGTCTTGATGCGTTGCAACTCCTTCGGGTACTCTGACGCTATCCACTTATTGTTGACCGACTCTATATTATCCGATACTTTAGGTAGGGCTATTATTAGTCCCTCTATCTCGTACACCTGACCGATCTCACCAGTCTTAGATATAACCACAACGTCGTAATCTTTGTCGTAGCCATACTTCCATGACTTAGCTCTATTCTTCTGTCTAATAGTCTGATCTGATATGTGATCCTCTAGTACTCTATATAGTGCGTACTTATCTTCCATTCTTTTTTATCTTACCCTCAGCAAAGCCATTAGCTCCAAGCGTTACAACTGGTATCACTCCAGCATCTAGCTTATTCCTCTCTGACTCTATCTTCTCTAGCATGTATATTGCATCCTCGTAGGCTAGCCTCTTAGCAGAAGCAGCGTTCTTCATCTTGTCAGCCGTTAGGTCTTCATCACTAGATGTAATTATGGGCATCTCAAGAACCTTGATTAACTCATCGACAGCCTTCTCAGCAGCGACTAGTACCCTATTCTTCTTGTCCTTTAAATCTTCAGACATATGTTATTTAGTTTTACTCTGTATAACTTATCTCCATCTATCTTGAACTCGTACTCTGATCCTGGCTTGAACGATATCTCGTCTCCAACGTCTACGGTGTCTACCTCTTCAGGTTTAAACTCTACCGTTCCGTATAAGTTCTTCTCCACGTAGTGGTTAAGTACGGTGGTCGAGTCGTCGTTCTGTTGTGGCTTAATAAAGCAGTAAGGATACGTAGCCATCCAGCCAGCACCTTCCTTCTTGTATAAATAAATCTGTTCGTAGTCTAGTATGTAGATGTCGTCCTTTATATAACTCCATCCGCTAGTCTCGTTACCGTTCATGTTGTAGTAAAGTCTGAACGTGTTGTGATGCACGACCACTATATCTTCTTTAGATATAGGTCCCTTGTACCAGTCTGGAGTAGATATAACAGTGGCTAGTCTATTGGTTACTGTATGGTCCTCAATAGAGGACGATATAATAAACTCAACGTCACCAAATTTTCTTATGTTGTCATACCTAACTCCATTATATGGTCTTATAATGAAGTAG